AGGACCAAATAACAATATGTATAAGGATACTAGTGGTTATAGATCATCGGATACACAAGTCGATCAATCTGTTTGGGCAGAACAAATATACAAATTAATGATCAACAATAATCATGTTAAATTTACATATGTTGAAGGAACTATACCTAATAAATTCATAGAATTACCAAATTGCACACAGATTGACTATGGCCAATTAAGTGACCATATAAATAATAAGAATGAAACTTCCTGATAAAATTAAAATTGGTTGGAAAGATATAGACATCGAAAAAACCAAAGTTTCATTTGTTAAAAATAATTCTGATTATTGGGGACAATACATTGCAAGGCAGAATAAAATAGAGATACAAGATGAGGCACAAGGGCAAGATCTTGCAAACACTCTACTGCATGAAATTATACATGCCATTACATATCATAGTTCGATGAATGCAGAGGGCGGGCCACTAACCCAAGATGGTGACGAAGAACAAGTGGTCAACTCAATGACTAATTGGTTAATGGGTGTGTTCAAAGATAATCCATGGCTTCTTGACTTTTTGAAAGAAAACATACACGGAAAAAACTCCAAAAAATAACACTTTTTTGATTGGTTGACTAATTTGGTTTAATACCATATAATAATGGTATTAATTTATTAAGAGGTAACAACAAATGACAAACGCACAATTAGTATTACAAAAAATCAAAGAAACATTATGCCATGAGGGTACAACTTACAAAGGTAATTCAGGAACGTACATGTTTATTGAAGGTAAGACAACTTCAGAAGGCACAATCAATGGTGTTGTAAAGAAGATTGACGATGCAGGCGTATCAAAGACAGCTGGCTCATTCAAAGTGTTGGAAGATGGCACTGTATTGAGATTCACTGGCATTGCAACTGCAACATCTCGTGCAATTACAAAAGCTATACAATCACAAACACCAGATGCACATCCAGGAGCAGAGCCTGAAGAAAAACAAGAAGCAATTGCAGTCTAGCCAAAAAGAGCTTAGAATATCAAATGTAAACAAAACAATTTTGACTGCTGAGTCTACTTGGGCTCAGCAGTTTTGGAGATCTGTACTTGCCGCACTGCAACATAATAATAAAAGATGAAGTAAATGTAAAACTAGAAGGTCTTGATCTAGTAACACGCAGAAAACTAACTAACAAATTCAAATACGAGATTCCAGGTGCTCGCTTTATGCCGGCAGTAAAATTAGGCAGATGGGATGGCACTGTATCCTTTTTCACACAAGGAGGATTGACTTATGTAAATTTATTACATGAGATAATGCCTATTCTTGAACAAAACAATTACACATTCGATCTCGATGATCGAAGAGAACAACTGGATCTTAAGTTCGATCCAGTCAATGAGAATACATTTGCTGACATCACATGGCCTAAAGGACACACACATGAAGGACAATCTATTGTGTTGCGTGACCACCAAGTTGAAGTAATTAATAATTTTATCAACAATCCACAGTGTTTACAAGAAGTGGCAACTGCCGCAGGCAAAACTATTATCACAGCCGCACTGTCAAAGATGATTGAGCCATATGGAAGATCAATAATAATAGTGCCTAACAAATCCTTAGTGACACAGACTGAGGAGGATTACGTTAACATGGGACTTGACGTTGGTGTATACTTTGGTGATCGAAAAGAACCAGGCAGGACACATACAATATGCACATGGCAATCTCTTAACATACTGGAAAAGAAAAGGCAAAATGCAGAAGATGATCTTATCGAAGAATTCAAACGTGATGTGGTTTGTGTCATAGTAGATGAAGTGCATCAAGCAAAAGCAGATGTGTTGAGAAGGTTACTGACCAACGTGTATGGATATGTGCCTATTCGTTGGGGACTAACTGGCACAGTTCCTAAAGCAGATTATGAATTCAAATCTTTGCACGTGTCATTAGGTGATGTGATCAACAGAGTAAGTGCAGTTGAACTACAAAAAAAAGGTTTACTTGCAAAATGTAATATTGAAATACTACAGATGTGGGACTATGTGGACTACAAAAATTATCGTGAAGAACAAACACATCTTGTGACCAAACAAACAAGAATAGATTACATCGCGAGAATGGTGGAACAAATGCGTAAATCTGGAAACACATTGGTATTAGTGGATAGAGTCAAGTCAGGCGAGTTACTGACCGAAGCTATTGCTGATTCAGTATTTGTACGTGGTGCAACGAAGGCAGATGAAAGAAAAGAACACTACGACGACGTCAAAACAGCGGACGATAAGGTCATTGTAGCAACCTATGGTGTTGCCGCCGTTGGAATCAACTTACCACGCATTTTCAATCTTGTTTTGATCGAGCCTGGCAAGTCGTTTGTAAGGGTGATACAATCTATTGGAAGAGGGATACGTAAAGCACAAGACAAAGACTTTGTGCAAGTGTGGGATGTGTGTTCAACAGCAAAGTTTAGCAAACGTCATCTTACAGAACGCAAAAAATTTTATCGTGAAGCACAATATCCATTCACAGTCACAAAGGTTGACTATCAGCAATGAATCCACATATAATTAAATTACATGCAAATATTGACACTAGACAACACTGCTTATCTATTAAACAAGATCCCCGACCAAGTAGAAGAAGATATGCGTTTTGCTGTGCTGGACAATTCTGATTCTCAAAATCCTGACTTCTTTTTTGTTCCTTTAATTTATTTAGAATCTTTTGCTTCTCCTTCAGCGGTGTTGGAAATCGAAAATCAAAAAATCCAAATGCCTTTGGATTGGCACATATTATTGGGCGATCCTGAATGTGGAGATTTAGAAATACTTCCGCTGACATCACTGAATGATCGATCATTTCATGCATTTTGTTTCAACCCAATTACAGACTCTATGCCATCATACAAGGAAGTAAAAATAACAAACATTTACAATGAAGTAGAATGGTTTTTTCCGCGAACAAGATCTAATCAATTGCTTACAGTTCCACTGTCCACCGATACAAAACCAAACTGTGCATTTTTTGTAAAAGAAATAAATCGTAACAATGATACCATCTTATTGAATAATTTGTTTCATGCTTAATTTTAAATTTAATAACGACTCACCATTGAAGATTATTGCAGGGCCTTGTCAAATAGAATCAGAAGAACATGCTATGATGATGGCGGATATAATTAATGGCATTTGTAATGATGTAGGCATGCGTTGGGTGTACAAATCAAGTTTTGACAAAGCTAATAGATCCTCGATAAAAGGCAAGCGTGGTGTTGGACTAAAACGTGGTCTGCAGATACTTGAGAAAATAGGAAAGTCATTTGATGTGCCTTTACTAACTGATGTGCATGAGCCTGACCAGTGTGGCGTGGTTGGAGAAGTGGTTGATATAATACAGATTCCTGCTTTCCTTTGTAGGCAAACGGATCTAATTACAGCTGCCGCACGAACTAACAAAATAATAAATGTTAAAAAAGGACAGTTTATTTCATACACTGATGTGGACAATATCAAAATTAAAGTCAATGAAGCATGGAATGATCAATTTATGATCACCGAAAGAGGTACAATGTTTGGTTATAACAATCTTGTTGTTGATATAAAAGGATTTCCATATATGAAAAAATTGTGTCCTGTAATATTTGATGGTACACATTCTGTGCAACAACCAGGAGGACATGGCACATCATCCGGTGGAGATAGGAGTATGGTTGCTCCTCTATGCCTGTCGGCGGTTGCCCAAGGCATTGCTGGAGTATTTCTTGAAGTACATGATGATCCAGATAATGCGCCATCAGATGGCCCTAATATGCTAACCCCAGATCAGTTCCGGAAATTAATCACACAATTAAAAATACTTGATTCAACCATTAAACAAAAGTTATAATATACTATGGCAGGAAACTTTTTGGACATCAAATCAATGATGAAAGCAGTTGATTCCCGAGACAAGACTTGGTATCATCGCTTGTCTGATGATGAAAAAAAATTATATTCTCCCTACATGTCTATGAAATGGACTGCGGCTGTCGAACATAAAGATAAAGTAATACAAGAATTTTACATAGAAGAAGTAAATGATAATGTTAATAAACATTTATGGACTCTTAGTAAACATCATAAATCTTTGCTGTGGAGATTAACAGCAATGTGCGGTTCAACTTTTCATATGTTTCATAAATGGTTCT